AGCTTTGGGACAAACAGGGTGCTTTTGTGTGATCCATATGTCAAAGTGTGGGATACGCTCACAAATAGCGAGGTGATGCAGCCCATGTCGGCAAGGCGCGCGGGGCTCATTGCTTGGACAGATGCTCAGTGGGAGTATGGCTTTGCTGATAGTCATTCAAATAGAATAATAAACGGCATAAGTGGCACTGCTAGAGCAATTGAATTTAACGCCGGTCAAGATTGCGAAGCTGACCGCCTAAGAGCTAAAGGGATTGGGACAATCATCCGCTACAACGGCTTTAGAGTCTGGGGTGGAGAGACTACCGATATTGACCCTATTTGGCAAGACCATACTAGAGTCAGGGTATTTGACAGGGTATGCGAAGCGGCTTTGGATGGGCTTTTTTGGGCTATCGATAGAAGAGCTGACATTCTAAAAAGTGTTAGAGATAGTGTCGAACAAATGCTTTTGGCGCTTAAAGGTTCAAAGGTTTTGCTTGGTTTTAATGTCTACTGGGATCCTGAGAAAAACACAAAAGCAAATATATCAGCTGGGAAGTTTTATCTAGTTGCACAGATGCAAAATATGCCTATCGTCAAGAGATTAGAGGTCAACTTCTCATATGTTGATAGATACGGCGATGTCCTAATCAAAATGATTTCTTAAGGAGGGGTAGATGATACGAAGAAGCGAAGTAATAAATAGCTGCAGTGTTTATGTGGAGGGTATTGGGTTTATCTCAAATAGCGCAAGTGCTGAGCTGCCAAAAATAGAGTTTGAAGCGTTTGAGGCTAAAAGCGGTATGGCGGTGCACAGTGTGACAACAACGGTGCTTAAAAAGATGGAGGCTAAGTTTGAGCTCAATGAAGTCAATCAGGTATATTTTGCCGCCATGTCAAAACGCCAAAACGAAAAAGCGGTCTTTTGGGTCAAATCAAACACAAACCTGAATGCTACAGATAGAAGAGTGACAGTTACGCTAAAAGGGCATATTCAAACGCTGGAATTTCCAAAAGGCGAATTTGGCAAAGAGGCTAAATCAACACTTCAAGTGGCGGTTGATTTTTTCAAGTATGAGCAAGACGAGCAAACGTTACTACTAATTGATATAGAGAACCTTGTGTGTGAGATAAATGGTGAAGATATCTGGGCATCGCAAAGAGAATTTTTAGTTGGATAAGGGGTGAAAAATGAGAGATATTGAAGCGATTGCAGCATCTATGAGAGAGCCAAAGGTGAGAGATATCAGGATGCTAAAAAATATTAAAGATGAAAAAGAGCAAGAGATAGAGCTCATCGCAAACCTAAGCGGTCTAACTAAAGATGAGCTAGATGAGCTAAGCCTCAAAGAGTATGGCGTACTGCAAAAAAGGCTTGCTAGTTTTTTGTCCTAAGCTGGGATGATTGCGCAAGGGGTATCGCACTACTTGGTGCGATGCTACATTTTGGGTTTGCGGATTGTCTGGATATGGATATATCCGAGCTACTCTTTTTTGTCGATGAGGCTAAAGAGGCTATCAAAGAGTAGATACTCGATAGCAATAAAGGGCGCAAAGATAGTGGCAATAACAGCGGATGCAAAAAATGAGTAGACAAATCCCTCATTTGGGATAAAGAGATAGATAAAGAAGGCGTTTGTCGTAATGACAACTAAAAGTATCGCAGGATTCATAGGTGAGAGGGTATAACAGATGAGCTTAAAAACTGTTTCAATCGGCGTCGTTATCGGCGCTGTCTGGCAAGGGGCGGCAGCTGTGGCTAATAGCTCTATTGCATTATCTCGGCTTAGTAGCTCTATTGATGCCCTCAAAGCCAAAAAAGCGACACTAAAGGCTGATACCAAAGAGTATGAGCAGGCAGAAAAAAAGATAGCTATTTTAGGAAGCGCTATTGATAAGCTCAATCAAAGGAAGATAAAGATTGATGCGATTGTGGCAAATCAAGAGAAATTTAAATCGCAAATCACCGAAAAGTTAGCGCTTGGGGCTAGCGTCGTAGCGCCTCTTAAAGTAGCGATTGATTTTGAAAGCTCGATGGCAGATGTCAAAAAGGTGGTTAATTTTGCCAATGAGCTAGATTTTCGGCAGTTTGAATCATCTATATTATCGCTAAGTCGCACTATCCCGCTATCAGCACAAGAGTTAGCTAGCATCGCCGCAAGTGGCGGTCAGCTAGGTATTGCCAAAGAAAAACTGATAGATTTTACACAGGTGGTCGCAAAGATGTCAACCGCTTTTGATATGAGAGCTGAAGCGGCGGGCGAGTCAATTGCAAAATTGATGAATGTCTATAAGCTAGATATCAAAGAGGTGACAAGCCTAGGCGATGCAATAAACCACCTAAGCGATAACTCTGCTGCAAAAGCTAAAGATATGGTAGAGACGATGGGGCGTATAGGTGGTACGGCAAAGATTTTTGGGCTTAGCGGCGTACAAGCTGCCGCCCTGTCAAATGCATTTATTGCGCTCGGGCGGGCTCCTGAGGTAGCTGCTACAGGCATAAATGCTATGTTAACGAAATTGGCAACTGCAGATAAGCAGGGCAAAAAGTTTCAAAAAGCGCTGCAAGAGATAGGGCTCGATGCAAAAGCTCTTAAAAGCTCTATACAAAAAGATGCAAACGGCGCGCTTGTAGATTTTCTCAAAAGATTGTCTAAGGTAAAAAAGAGCGAACAGATGGGGGTACTCTCTGATTTGTTTGGGATGGAGTACTCAGACGATATTGCACTACTCATAGGGAGCCTCAATGTCTATGAGGATGCACTCAAAAACACCGCAAACGCTAGCGTATATGCAAACAGTATGCAAAAAGAGTTTCAAAATAGAAGCGCTACTACGGCCAACAATATACAACTACTCAAAAATGGTATCTCGGAGATTGCTATCAATTTAGGAAGTGTGCTTTTGCCAGCAGTCAATTCGATTATATCGCCTATTCGCTCATTTTCAAATGCCATAGCATCTCTGATTCAAGCTAATCCTGTTTTTGGAGCGATTTTTAAGGGGGTAATGGGAGTGGTAATAGGAGTTGTAGCGCTATCAGTTATGCTTTCTACAGCTTCGTTTGTTGGGAGCTATTTTGTGCTTGGGCTACTTAGACTCAAAAATGCTCTTACGGTTGTGAGTGTAGGTATAAGGCTTCTAGGGATGGCTATGGCAACCAATCCAATAGGAGCAGCCATCGCCGGTATCGCACTAGCAGCGACGCTGATTTATAGCTACTGGGAGCCTATCAAGGGGTTTTTTGGCTCTTTGTGGGCGGGCATCAAGGCTATTTTTGGCAGCGCATTTGAGTATATCAAGCAGATATTCTCATTCTCTCCTCTTGGGCTCATCTTGCAAGTGTGGGAGCCGGTGTTTGCTTGGTTTGGGTCAAAATTTGAGTGGCTAAGCAGCGCAATATCTAGCGTGATGAGCGTGGGCTCAAAGATAGCCGGATTTTTGGGATTTGGCGAACAAAAGCAGCAAGAAGGCGGCGGTGCAGTCTCAAAAGTAGGTGCAGTGGCTTTTGCTACAACGACCGCTATAGCCAACCCTGTGGCAACGCCAACAGTAAAACCTGCGGTGGCAACGCCAAAAATTCCATCTATGTCTCAAGTGAGACAGACAAAAACAGAGACAAACATTGCGGTCAATATCAACAACCCAAAAGTGACTACACCGGCAGAGAAAGAGGCGCTCAGGGCAGATATTCAAAAAGCTGTCGATGAGGCGCTAAGAAGAAGAGAGCAGGCTAGCATAAACAAAACAATGAGGGATGTCACATGATCTGTATGCTTGATGATTTTGAGTTTGAGCTGTGTGATATTGAGAGTATCCAAAAAAAGATTGAATATAGCTATGCAAAGCACGAAAGAATAGGCAATTTCCCAGCAAAGTTTGCCGTCGGCAAGTGGAATGAGGAGTTTTCTTTTACGGCCGTTTTTTTTCTCAAGAGCCAAGCTTTGATGGACTCTTTTGAGAGAATGGCAAGTGATAAAAAACCTGTATGGCTTATCTTCCCTACAGGCAACGCTTATCAGACGCTTATCAAAAACATAGAGATTACAAAAAGCTTTTTTGATGATATAGGAAGCCCAATCAAACAAGAGATCGCTCTCTCTTTGGAGGTGTATTATGATGAAGAAGATAGCTAATGATGGCGATAGATTGGACACCATTGTTTTTAGGCACTATGAGACATTGGAGCCATTTTCGATTGTACTCCTAGCAAATCCTCATCTGCACAAAAAAACAGTACTACAAAGCGGCGATGTGGTCTATCTGCCAGATTGGCAACCGCCAAAACAAAAAGAGGCAAAATCTTTATGGTAAAACCAGAATTCACGCCGGAATTCAAAATAGAGGCAAACGGCAGTGATGTCACAGCTTTGCTGCAAAAAAATCTTCTTTCTTTGAGCCTAAGAGACAACGACGGCGAAGAGGCAGATGAGCTAGAACTCAAAGTGATAGGCGCATTTAAACGCCCCAAGCTCAAAGATAGAGTAAGAGTCTGGCTAGGATATGATGGAGAGCTTGAGTTTTTTGGCGAGTATGAAGTCCAAAATACCGAGAGAGAAAATAACAATCTGCTCACTATCTCGGCTACAGGGGTGAGTTTTTCATCGAATATCAAAGTGCGCCAAAGTCACACATACAACAATAAAACACTCAAAGAGATAGCGGGCATCATTGCAAAAAGAAATCTTTTAAAACTCAAATCTGATGCGTATATACAAATAGATCATATCGTGCAGCATCACGAGAGTGATATAGCCTTTTTGGATCGACTAGCAAAGAGATACAACCTGATCTTCAACATCAAAAACAATACGCTAGTGCTCAAAAAAAGGGTGAAAGATGAGAAAAAATCGGATGAGCTGCCAAGGGTAGAAGTGAGTGCAAACGATTGTTTGTCGCTTCGTATCCAGCATACAAACAAAACAGAATACAAAAGCGCACAGGCAATCTGGCACGATACAAAATCAAACAAACAAAAGGAGGTAACTATCGGAAATGGCGAACCAAAATTGGTGCTAAAAAAGCATTTTCGTGATGCAAAAGAGGCAAAAGAGATACTAAAAGCAAGGCTTGATAGCGCCGGCAGAGGGACAAAAAATGGAACTCTCACTATTAGCGGCAGGGCAGTTTTTGCGGGGTCGATACTGGTGCTATCTGATAGCATAGAGGATGATGGGGAGTACTCAATCAAGCGGGTATCACATGACATGAATGCTAGCGATGGCTGGAAAACTACGATAGATTTTGAAAGTTAAAGGAGAAAAAGATGTATTTTAAGAGCAAAAAACAGCTTGCTATCTACAATCTAGATAGTGAGAGGGTAGAGTTTTTCACAAAAGATAAAGAGTTTTTGATGGTGTTTGAGGCAACAGCTGATGAGCTATCTATCTGGCGAGATGCTCAAGAGGTGGAGTATGAAGAGCTAGACAAAAGTGAAGCTAGCGAGTTTTAAACTCCCCTCAAATGCCTGCGACAAATTTTTCACTAATTTTATTTCCCATTAGCACATCTAACCTCATGCCGCTTTTTGAACTGTTTTGAGATAAT